CCGAACGAGTATCTGCCGAAACTGCTCGTAAATCTGCCGAGGCAGGTCGGGTAACAGAGGAGAACAAGAGAAAGACTGCTGAAACTTCCCGCTCTATGGCTGAAACCGGTCGTTCCTCTGCCGAGAATATAAGAGTTCAAAATGAGAACGCACGTAAATCTACCGAAGAATCCCGCGTTATAGCAGAAGGCAAACGGGTGACGGCTGAAAACGGACGTACTGATGCTGAATCAAAACGTGTCTCTGACGAACAAACACGCAAAAGCAATGAAGAAACTCGCAAAACAGCCGAAAGTGGGCGTTCTTCTGCTGAATCGGAACGTGTGAAGGAAGAAGATAAACGAAAAACTTCTGAAACGACACGTTCTACTGCTGAATCCACCCGTGTTTCTGCCGAGGATAAGAGAAAGGCGGATGAAGCGACAAGAGGAACAAATGAAAGCTCACGTGTGGCTGCCGAATCTAACCGTGTTGCCGTTGAATCCGAACGAGTATCTGCCGAAACTGCTCGTAAATCTGCCGAGACAGGTCGGGTAACAGAGGAAAACAAGAGAAAGGCTGCTGAAACTTCCCGCTCTATGGCTGAAACTTCCCGGGCATCAGAAGAAGACAAGAGAAAGCAGAATGAGGATGCTCGCAAAACTGCGGAAGGTGCCCGTTCATCAAATGAGGCTAAGCGTGTAAATGCCGAAACGGAACGTGTAGAAGCCGAATCTAAACGTAAGTCAGAATATGCCGGTATTGTGCAGGAAATGACAACTGCTACGGAAGAAGCCGGTGCAGAGCTTGCAGCCGTTAAGAAAGCTACTGACGATGCAAATGCAGCTAAGAACGCATCTGTTGAGCAGACGGCTCTTGCTAAGAAAGCTACGGATGCGGCTAATACTGCAGCTGGTAGTGTCAATGCTGCTAAAGATGCTGCAACTACTGCGGCGAATAATGCTAATGCAGCCAAAACAGCATCAGAGGCACAAACAGTTCTTGCTAAGAAGGCTACTGACGATGCGAATGCGGCCAAGGATGCATCTGTAGTACAAACAGGTCTAGCCCAAAAGGCTACTGATGAGGCAAATGCTGCTGCATTGGCTGCTAACAATGCTGTATCGGGAGTTGACGCAAAGGTGAAGGCTGCGGTCGATGCACTTGTAGCCGGAGCACCGGACGCCCTCGATACGCTTATTGAATTGGCTAACGCTCTTAACAATGATCCGAATTTTGCGGCCACTATGGCAACAGAGTTAGGGAAGAAACTCAATATTTCCGATATTGTCAACAATCTGACAAGTGGTGGAACCGGCAAGGTCCTTTCCGCTGAACAGGGAAAAGCGTTGAAGGCCATTTTGGACTCTCATAATCACGATACAGTATATGAGAAGATTATCAATAAACTCACTGCCTTCAATAAGAATTTCGGTACTTCTGTCGGAACTGTTTGTGAAGGTAACGATTCACGTCTAAGTGATGCTCGTGTACCGAAAGCGCACACACATAAGAAAGCGGATATTAGCGACTTCCCAACCTCTATGCCGGCTAGTGATGTACCTGCATGGGCGAAAGCTGTTAGTAAGCCAACCTATACAGCGAGCGAAGTCGGAGCTTCTCCGTCAAGTCACAATCATGCGGGAACCTACGAACCTGCATTTACCAAGAACTCTGCTTTCAACAAGAATTTTGGAACGGCTAAAGAAACCGTATGTGAGGGTAACGATTCACGATTGACTGATGCCCGTACACCGAAAGCACATACGCATAAGAAGTCTGAGATAAGTGATTTTCCTGCCTCTATGCCCGCTAGTGATGTGCCTGCATGGGCGAAGGCTGTTAGTAAACCTAGTTATACAGCTTCCGAAGTTGGTGCTTCTCCTTCTAATCACAATCATGAGGGAGTATATCAGCCTGCGGGTAGTTATGCCCCGTCTTCACATACACATGGAGCAACCGAGATAACTCCTGACTCAACTCATCGTTTTGTTACTGACTCGGAAAAAACGACATGGAATAGTAAGGCGGCCGGCAACCATAATCATACGGGAGTCTATCAGCCCGTCGGTAATTATGCCGCTTCGTCGCATTCACATGGGGCGACAGATATTTCCCTAGATAGTACGCATCGATTTGTCACGGATTCAGAAAAGTCTACTTGGAATGGTAAGGCAGCAGGTAATCACAACCACGATTCAGTCTATCAGCCCAAGGGTAGTTATGCGGAAAGTTCTCATAAACATACAGCGTCGGAGGTTGAAGAAGATTCGACTCATCGTTTTATGACGGATGCAGAACGTACGAAACTTACAGGAATAGCAGCAGGAGCTAATAATTACTCTCATCCGGCATCAATGGTTGAAGAAAGTACTACGAGAAAATTTATGACGGATACGGAGAAAACTTTACTAAGTACTCTCGGGACAAATGCCGCGTTGAAAGATTTTTCCAATGTTTCAACAAAAAATCTGTCCCAAAACGGATATTATAAGTTGCCAGACGGCTTAATGATTCAATGGGGATATGCATCTGCTGTGGCTGGTACACAGACCATATATTTAAATACCTCATTTTACGATACAAATTATACAGTAGTAACTAATACAATAACAGCTAATGCAAGCCTTCAAGTCGCTGTTGTAAAAACAATAAGAATAAAGAATAGATCTTCTCTGGTTATCCTTAGTGTACAGCAAGGTGGAGCAGCAGGAGAACCTTGGAATTGGCTGGCCATAGGTAGGTGGAAATAGTATAAATATCATAACATCAAAATATTTATGAATAATTTTAGTAGAAAATTGGTAATCATAATTGTAGTCATTATTACGCAAAGTTCTCTCGGAACTAAGGCAGTTCAAATCACTGGCGAGAATTTAGGACAAAATGGATATGTAAAATATTTGAATGGACTTCTTATTCAATGGGGAAAAGGAGGAGGATATACAACTTATCATACTTACTATCTTCCAATGTCCTTTTTGGATATTAATTATTCATTTTCAATTTGTGCTGAATACAAAAATTTATCAGAATCAGTTATTCTATCGCCTTATGTAAACAACAAAACAAGAACTACATTTGTGAGCGGAATAACAGCAACTAATATTTCAAATGGAGTATTACCCAGCAATTGGAATTTCTTTTGGATAGCTATTGGTCGTTGGAAATAATTTAAAAACAAATATCATGAAGTATTGGAAACAAGGATTCTACGACGAACCTATAGAGGGTTCGGTAGAAATTACAGAAGAATATTACAATCAGTTATTAGCAGGGCAATCTTCCGGATTACTCATAGTTGAAAGTAAGAAAGGATGTCCGATTTTAGTTGTGCATGAAGCTTCTATAGAAGAAATCAGAGTGCAAAAACTTGATGAATTACGATTGTTCGATTCATCTGAAGCAGTGAATCAGTTCAGTATAAACGGAGTATTTGGCTGGCTGAATAAGAGTACTCGTGTAGGGCTTATGAACTCAATTAATATTGAAAGAGAATCTGGTCGGTCTGAAACAAGCATCTGGCTGGGTGATACAGCGTTTACCTTATCAATAGAAAGAGCTGTTAGTATATTACAACAAATAGAATTATATGCCCTCGCTTGCTACAATATCACGCAAGGGCATATGAACATTATCAATCGGTTAGATACGAAAGAAGCTGTTAAGGAATATGATTTCAAAGTTGGTTATCCGAGAAAACTAAGTTTTACGGGATAGCCTGACTTATAATCATAGTTCTCGATTTCTTCAATAGTCTGTAACAACCTGACTGCTGCGATGTGTGATTGTGTCACATTGTAGCAGTTTAATGCATATAGCTCTAAAGCATTTAACATTGCTAAAGCATCTGGAATGGGAATGATATACTTTAATTGCATCATACCACAATACGGTATCTGATTTACCAATCTGTTTCTCAATTGAAATTGAATTAAATAATCCAACACGTGTAGATTTGTCTAGCCACATACTTCTACCTGATAATTCAAAAGAGTTGACACATTCTGATTTGTCAAATACTTGTATTTCAGATACTTTATTTTTTATTACATCCTCAAGTGAGTACTGAGGTTCTACCAAAATTGGATACCCTTTCTTGCTTTCTAATATCTCTAGTCCGGCCGACTGTCCTGCTAACAATTTCTGATAATACCCTTCTGTAATTTCTATCGAACCTTCCTGGGGTTCGTCGTAGAATCCTTGTTTCCAATACTTCATAATGATTATTTTATTTATTTCCAACGTCCAATAGCAAACCAATTCATGCCTTCAGTAGCATAAACATAGTTATCAGCACCCCATGTCGCAACCGGAACTAAGACAAATGAAGATATATTTTGTTTCTTAATCTTACATGATACTACTGATATACTATCTACTGTACTATCGTTAACTCCGACTATTGCAATATAATTAGAGTCTAAAAAAGAGATAGGTAAATAGATCGTTTTATTTCTATATGAAGAAGCTAAGTTTCCCCATTGGAATAAGCAAACCATTACTATACTTTACATATCCATCTCTTGTTGACTCTTTCCATAAGGTCTGTGATGTCAATTGGATTGCTTTAGTCCCGAGAGAACTAAAGTAAAAACAGCTCAAACAATGAGTGAAACAATTACTGTTTTAGCACTAAATTTCTCTTATTCACGACAATAGTTTTAATGTCGTATATTCAGCTCTGTTATTCTCTGAATTTATTCCCCAGCTCCTTACCTTTACAATAACAGATGATTCCGGTGATTTCATCCAAGCATTTATATTTTATGATATAATTCAAATCAGGAGATATGGTAACTTTATATAATGGTGATAAGGAAATAAAAATCGAAGTATGGGATGAAAGCTACTCTTATGAAGCTATCATGGGAGAAGATACACTCACTTTGTATTTTTCTCATCCGGGATACTTGGAAATACCGGTCGGCTCTTGGTGTGACTTCTACGGAAAGCGTTATTCTTTGAAGAAAGATAGCAATTTCAAGAAAAACGGTGAACGTAACTATGAATATATACTTGTCCTTGAGACTGCTAAAGCTGATACAATGTTGTGGAAAGTACTCCATACCGTTGACAGAAACATTAAGTTCTCATATACGGCCAAGGCACATGAACACCTACGTCTACTCGTTGAGAACCTGAACCGCCGGGATACCGGGTGGAAAGTCGGTGGTTGTATCGAGGGAACTGAGAAAGTAATCAACTATAATCATACCTATATCCTTGATGCTCTTAATCAGCTAGCAGATACGTATGAAACAGAATGGCAGATTACCGAAGAGAACAATATAAAGACAGTTCACCTGCGTAAAGTTGAGTATAACAAGGAGAATCCTTTGAAACTGTCGTATGGTAAAGGCCATGGCTTTAAGGTCGGTGTTGGTCGCGAATCCGGGGATATTCCACCCGAAATCATCTTCGTGGAAACCTCTGATCGCAATATTGATTACTCGACATACGGAGCTAAGAATCTGTTGCTTCCAAAATCTAAGACCCTTGTTTACGAAGGACGGACGTATAAAACAGACGCGGACGGGACTTGTGTTATGCGTGCTGACAAGGAACTGACTACCGCCAAAGAAGATAGCTTGGACTGCACGGCTATTTATCCTTCCCGTGTCGGTACTGTTAGCTCTGTGATTGAAGTGAATAAGGATAAGAACTTCTTTGACTTTATAGACAAAGACATACCTGAAGATTTAAACTTCGAAGATTGCCTGATAGCAGGTGAGAATATGACAATTGTCTTCCAAACCGGTATGCTTACAGGCAAGGAGTTTGAGGTGAAGTATATCCATGAAGCGAAAGAACAGAAAGCAGCACGCCGCTTCGAAATTGTTCCGCAGGAAATTGACGGTATTACTATGCCGGAGCCGGAAGTCTGGCGACCGAAAGCTGGTGATACATACGCAGTGTTCGGAATACAATTGCCGAAGGCTTATATCTGTAATGACAGCACACAAACAGGTGCAAGCTGGGAAGCTTTCAAAGAAGCTGCAAAATACCTGTATGAACATGAAGACAAACAATTCACTTTCACCGGAACTTTGGATGGAATTTGGGCGAAAAAACGTTGGTTGCAAATAGGTGGAAAGATTGTACTGGGTGGATATGTGAACTTCTCTGATACACAGTTTCATCCGAAAGGTTCTCTTATCCGTATGATCGGAATTAAACGCTATGTCAACAATCCGTATTATCCGGAGATTGAGTTGTCAAACGAGCCGGTCGGCACGTCTGTTACAAGCGAACTGGAAAAGATTGAGACGAATGAAGTAGAGGTAGACGTTAAGCATAAGGATGCCTTACAGTTTACTAAAAGACGGTTCCGCGACGCAAAGGAAACAATGTCTATGCTTGAAGATGCTTTCTTAAACTTCTCATCTTCCATAGATCCGGTAGCTGTTCACACTATGCAGTTACTCGTAGGTGATGAAAGTTTGCAGTTCCGCTTTGTCAGATCCAAAGCAGTCCCAGTACAAGTATCGCATAACATCACTTACAATATCAGCACAAAAGTTCTACACTCGCCTGCTGGTATTATCCAACACATGACGTTAGGAATAAAAACAGTGTCGTCTGAACACAAAGCGGATGAATACAAATTTTGGGATATGGTTGAATACAGTTCCCCGGCACTTATTGATCCGGCAAAGAAATATTATCTGTATGCCAAAGTTAGCAAAGAGAATCAGACCGGAACATTCCTTCTAAGCGAGACGGCTATCAAAATGGAACAGATAGCAGGATATTATCACTTACTAACCGGTATCCTAAACAGTGAGTATGAAGGTGAACGCAGCTTCGTTGAGTTGTACGGATTCACGGAAATCTTGCCGGGACGAGTAACAACAGAACGAATCATATCACCAGACGGAAAGACGTACTTCGATTTGGTAAAAGGGGAAATAGGCGGAAATATTCAAATTAAAGCCGGTTCCTCCGGATTGGAGAATCTGTCTGAATGGGAAGCTGCTCATCAGGAAATAAAGGACGCAGCTAAAGCGGCCAAGGACGCTGCTGATTCTGTCGAAGGATTGCATAACTATGTAGATGGAGCCTTCGCTGATGGCCTTATTGACGAAGCAGAGGCAAAAGCTATTGAAAAATATATCAATACTATCAACAACACTAAACAAGCTATCGAAGCAACTTACAATAAGCTCTACACGAATGTTTATTTATCCGGCCCCGCAAAAGTTGGCTTGCTTAATGCTAAGGTTAGTTTAATGGGAAGTATTGAAAGTCTGATTAATGCTATCAATACCGCAATTTCCGATGGATTCACGACAACGGAAGAAAAGAAAGACGTGGATAGTAAATTCACTTTTTTTAATTCTGCCTATGCTGATTTTAATACTGCTGTTGAAGCCGCCAATAAAGCTATACAGGATAAATTGAAGGACTATTCAGATGAAGCTTTAAGACAGGCTGTGCAAGCTTTAGAAGACGCTGCTAATGCAGCCAAGGCTGCACAAGATGCAGCCGATTCAGTAGAGGGCCTTCATGACTATGTAAACGGTGCTTTTGCCGACGGCATTATAAACGAGGCGGAAGCGAAAGCCATTGAAAAATATCTGAATACAGTCAAAAATACGAAATCTGCCGTTGAAGCTACATATAATAAACTATATGTAAACACCTATTTGGAAGGATCTGCAAAAACAGCCTTACTTAATGCCAAGGTATCTTTATCCGGTGCTATTGATAATCTTATGGCTGCAATCAATACAGCTATTGCAGACGGACAAACGACTGTAGAAGAAAAGAAAAACGTCGATGATAAGTTTACTCTATTCAACTCTGCTTTCGCTAGTTTTAATACAGCTGTTGAAGAAGCAAACAAAGCTATTCACGACAAACTGAAAAGTTATTCCGATGAGTGTACAGCTGATTTGAAAGTACTCAATACTCAAATCTCCGCACAAGTGACACGGGTCGATAGCTTAACACAGAGGATAGATACTGCCGGGTGGATAACGACTTCCGACGGCAATAAGATATATGCTTCTAAAGAGCTGGAAAACGGTAATACGCTTATATCTTATATTAACCAGGCAGCCGGAGAAACTACAATTCATTCGTCTAAAATTAATTTAGAAGGAGCTGTTACCTTCACAGCACTTCATAGTAATCTGCAGACAGTAATCAATTCAAAAGTAGATCGTTCCGGTTTGGGTGGATTAGCATTCAAAGATGCTGTAGAAGCAGCACAACTTGGAAGTACTATTATCATAGGAGGGTATCTGAATACCGATTTGATAAAGGTCCGCAGGATTGATGCTGATTCTGGATTTATTGGTGGTTTTACTCTTGAGGAGGGGCGTCTTATCTGGACACGCTCTAGTTATTTCGGAGGGACTTCGCGCAGTTTAAAACTTGGCTCTGGCAGGGCTAAGGAAGGTGTTGTAAATGTGACCTTTGATGCTGCTACAGACGGAAATTTTGGAGTAGCTGCTATTGGCGCATCTTTTGGGGGAAGTGCGGCTATATATGGTTCTTCCCATTCTGATAATCCTAAGTATCCAAGCGATTATATCTATGCGGGATTCTTCGACGGAAATGTAAGCGTACTAGGAGATGTCTCTGCAAATGGATTCTTTCCACGGGACGGGAACGGTGCTGTAATGAATGTTTTATCCGATGTATGGATTACTAATCTGGATTCTCCAGGAAAGATTTATAAGCAAAAGATACATATAGTAAAAGGTATGGTGGTAGAAATGACTAATACATAAAATAGAAATGAAAGTAAATTTAAACAGAAACTTACTAGACTTTAGAGGTCGGGAGTTTATCGAATTGGTGAATGGTAAAGAAAGTAAGAAATCCCTTCGCGATTTGGTTGCAGAGGCATTATATGCAGCTGGTTCTAACCCACGGAAGAACATGGAAACTTTCAAGAAGTTACGAGCGTACAAGATGCTGCAACAAATTATTAACAATCGTGGGGTACTTGATATTGAAACGGAAGATGCTGCTCTATTAAAAGAAATTTGTGGAGAGTATCTAACCGCAGGGACATACGGACAGATTTATGATTTAATAGAAGGAGGAAACAAAGAATGAACATTACATCAACTAACAGTACTGCCACAACTAAGGTTACGGACGCTATCAGGATTAAGTACAGAATGTCAACCTGTGGTACCGAAGCGGTGAAAGATATTACTGCCGAGATTGTCAAAGATGAAACGACTGTCGGCTTCTTCAATATTTCGCGAAATGGAGTAACCGGATTCTCGCTACATGAGGATCATGGGCTAACTTCTGGCGAAGTGAAACAAGTATTTCAGACAGCTATTGATGATTGTAGCGAGGTATTAAAATAAAGTATTAATATTTTAGATAAAAATGATATGGATTATTTCAAAAACTTACTTATTGGATTGGTTACCGGTATAGCTGCTTATCTCAATCCTATCTCTGGGGAGATCAAAAGTCTTATTGCTGTATTTGCCCTCAATTTCATTTGTGGACTGCTTACTGCACTCCTTATCAATCATGAGAGTTTTTCTTTTAAAAAGGCTTGGAGGTGTATCGTAGAAGCAACTATTTTCTTTGCCTTGGTTAGCTGCATCTACTTTATTGGTGAACACAAAGGAAATCCGGAAGGTGCGCTACAATGCGTATCATTCATTACGTATAGCGTATTCTACTTCTACGGGGTAAATATTCTAAGGAATATCAAAGAAATTCTACCCAACTCTAGCAATGGCTACAAGGTAGTAGCTTTCTTGCACTATGTATTAAGTGTCGAGTTTATAAAGAATATCCCTTATCTAACGAACTATTTACAAAAAGGAGATACCAAATGATTGAAGTATTGGAGTTTATTTTTCAAGATTTTTGGCATTGGTTAGGAACAGCCATTTTGATAGCTATCATTTTCCGTGTCAATTTGGTAAAGATTGGCCCAATAACAAAGAACAAGGAGGAGAAGAAATGAAGAAAATTGATGCAATTATCATCCATTGTTCGGCCACACGTGCCGGACAGGATTTACGAGCCAAAGATATTGACCGGATGCACCGGGCTCGGGGATTCAATCAGATCGGTTATAACTTCGTCATTGACCTTGACGGAATGGTAGAAGAGGGTAGACCTTTAACGATTGACGGAGCTCATTGCAATACGAAAGGATTTAGTGATTCATCCTATAACAGACATTCCATTGGCATCTGTTATATCGGCGGTCTGGACGCATCCGGAAAGGCGGCAGATACACGAACGATTGCTCAAAAAACTAGTTTGCGGCAATTAGTAGCGAAACTCTGTACGGAGTATCCCATTATTGAAGTGCTCGGACACCGGGATACTTCGCCGGATCTGGATAACAGCGGCGAAGTAGAGCCGGCAGAATATATCAAAGCGTGTCCCTGTTTTGATGTACGTTCTGAGTTTACCAACTTCTTACGTAATACAGTGATCCGACCATGAAACGGCTAATATACATTATCATATTGCTGACGTCAGCAATATGGTTTTCATCCTGTCGGAGTCCTCAGTATGTTCCGGTAGAGACCAAAATACAACTAAAAGATTCGGTAATAACGAGAGATTCGGTTGTAATCAAAGAACAGACGGTTCGGAAAGACTCAGTTGTAATAAAGGATTCTACGGTAATCGTAGTCGATGAATCTGGAAATGTTATCCGGACCGAATTATATAGGTATCGTGACTGGTACAAGGAACTGTCACGCGATTACTCTATGTTGCAGGCAAAGTATGATTCTCTTTTTAGCGAGAAGCAGAAGGTAGTACAAGTCCCTTATCCAGTTGAACGTGAACTTTCCTGGTGGCAATCTGTTAGGTTACACGTCGGAGAAATAGCCATAGGAGTAATTATAGGTTTGATCATTATAGTTGTTTGGCTAATTCGACGAAGGGAATAACTACTAAAAAAAATAACACTAAGATTCATAATAAAAAAACTTTGGATGCCTCGGCTTGTGATAAGTCGGGGTATTTTTATATTTATCTGTATCACCTACTACATTCCTATTAAAAAAGATATTTCTTTAGTTCTTCAATTGCTTGTGATGCACTTCGGACTACTACATACTTATTGCGGCATAATTCCGCTTGTTTTTGAAATTCTTTTTGATGATCTGACTGTTTCCCTGTCTTAATCTTGAACTCTAAACAGAGCGAAGCAAATCCTTTTTTCGGTATGAGTACGATTACATCGGAAACTCCGGGCTTTACTCCTTGACGTTTAAGGTTAGCGGCTTCCCTAACATGACGACTTCCACCATTCGGAACGGCAAATATAAGTTTGTCAGGTATATTAGGGAAATATAGAGGAAGAAGTTTAAAGAACTCTGTTTGTATGCGAGCTTCCTCATTATTATGTACTTCTTTAGAACGTGAAGGATTACGCTGATTGGCATAGCAATTATAACACA